ATCGTGTAGATACCCGCTCCAGGCCATTCCGCTCGGTAAGCTCTGGCGTTGTGGGGGCCGTCGTCAATCAGGAAGTCCCCTTTGACCATGTACTTTTCATGGCCCAGGAAGACTTTCTTCTGGTCCAAGAACGGGAAGTGGTCTCGCATCCAGTCGATTTTCTCGGCCGCGCTATGAGACGTACACGGGCTCGAGAGGATAACTATCTCGTAAGCTGGTTCGCCTGTCGGCAATTTTTCCTCGCTGAGCGTCCGCATAGCCCAGGTGGCTCCAGGGACGACTGGAATACCGTAAAAGAACCCAGGCTCCCGGAAGAGCCCCTTCATGACCTCTGGCTTCTGAACGAACTTCATGATATCCCAATCGGTGATATCCTCCATCTTGACGTCTTCACCTGTCTGCCGATTGTATTGGAGAAGCAGATGCCCAAGGAACTCTGCTAGGATGGAGTCCATATCAACCAGGATTCGGCGTGGTCTCATCTTCATGGCTCACTCGATTGCTGGAGGTCTAATGAGCATATAGCAAGGAGCCGGGATCTTTGTTGCTATAAGGACGTTGACAAAGGCCCATGGAACTGGTATCTTCGTCCTCAGTTAGAACGGAGGCAACAATGAGCGAGTGCGTTGTCGTTCTTGACCGGTTCGGAGACTACCACGCAACAGTGTCTCGCGGGAACCACGTAGCGAACGCACAGAAAATGGTAAAGGACTTGGGACTCGACGACCTCCCCGGGGAGGTTTTCCATTACACGGTCGTTGAGACCGACGACCCAAGGAAGGCCAGGATTCTCGCCAGGGGTGCGATTGTTCGCGGCTCCTTTCGGATGCCGTAGTCTCGAGAGGTGAGAAATGGGCTGGCCCAAAGACGACCGAGAGAACGAGGAGAACCACGCCGCACTAGCCTATTTTGCCGTGCTGGTTGGCAGGCATGCTGCTGCAAATCGTGTTTCGAAGGCGCTTTGACATAACCACCGGAGACAAAACGATGAGCGATATCAAGAAGGTTGTTCGCGACGGTAAGGTGGCAGTGCTTTACAGTCCTGGGTATGGAGCTGGCTGGTACAGCTGGAACACGCACTGTCCGGAATGTCTCTTCGACCCAGCTGTCGTGAAAATGGTCGAAGATGGCGAGGGCTACGAGACAATCCGCAGGTATGCAGAGGAACACTACGAAAAAGAAAACCGCCATTTCTACGCAGGAGGTGCAAAGAACCTAACCATCGAGTGGGTTCCTGAAGGGACCCTGTTCCGTGTTGACGAGTACGACGGGTCCGAGCATATCGAAACGATTGCGGACACCGACTGGAAGGTGGCGTAAACGAAACGGCCCGGGGTTTACAAGGCCCCGGGCCGTACTCGTTCGCACTTCCATCTCTAAGATTACCGCTAGACCTGCAACACCCATCTCTCGAGACCGCAGTCCCAAATCCTGTCAAAGCCGGCATCCCGGGCCATCTGCCATTCGGTGGTTACCGGGATACCGTATTTCTTGGCCAAGACCCGGATCCGAAACCCGAACTTGTGGAAACGAGGGTGCTCCGTAGAAGTCTTGAAGTACCGATAGTCTGGCGGAAGAGTCCGATCCAGGGTGAAGCCACAGGCAGCGTACAGCTTCCCGGTAGACCATCTTCTGTCTGCAAAGGAGATGACCTTCTTGCAGGCAGGACACCATTTCCGGAAGCTCTGTAGCAACCTACCCAATCCTCCTTGTACACGAACCCCTTTCCTGATAGTGTACCGGACAAGCTCCCAGACTTCATCAGAAGCAGGGCCCTTCCTCACATCAGATGAACGAGAAAAGGAGGCCACTGCCACTACCTGATCGCAAAACACCAGGCCGATACTTTTGGTCGCCTTACACTCCCCTTGAAGGTGGTGCTCCTTCTCAAATGCACGGGCAGTATCTCGATCTACATCAATCACCTTGCATTTACGGGCCCCAATTGACATCCGGGGCACTCCCAGGATGGCGGAGATTCGGTCTTTCACTATTTCGTTACGAGTCAACCATTCGTCTGCAAAAATCGTGACAAGGGCGACTCCTTGCTGATGACAACTCTCCAATTTCTTGAGATGCTTGAGCCTTGCCTCTTTACCGTTTACGATCTCCCCGTGCCAATGAAGGCCACAATACTCGAAAGCCGTTTTGGCTGATGGTACATACACGTCTAGCTCGTACCTACCCGGCAACACACTTCGACTAGGAGCTGCGTCTAAGAATCCAAGAGACTGGACGTACGCCAGCAACTCCTTTTCTGGCCCAGAGCGTAGGCATCCACAGGACTTGGTGTTACCTCTGAGAAGGGCCGAAGTGGAGACCAATGCTTCTCGACCGCACCTACAGCTGCAACGCCACATCCTGGCTAAGTCTGTATGACTATAAGAAATGACGGTAAGTTCTCCAAAGACCTGCCCCGTCAAATCCAGTCCGGCCTCTCTCCTGGCTGTTGCAGCCTCACCTCTCTCCTTCAAGGCGCATGGAGTGCAACCATTGCCAGAAATCACGTTATGGGGTTTTTGTTTCTGGATGTTGCCACACTTATTGCAACGAATGTTCCTGTTTTGGTGACAACTGTATTCAGTGGGGTCGATGTCCTCGCGCTGCTGTTCTGCTAGGAGCTTGAGGTACTTTTCTTTGGAAGCTTCCGGACTATTTTTTGCACAGACGGAGCAACCCTTGTGCTGTATCACTTCATGCGGCATTTGGACTACTGTTTGGCCACACGTCAAGCACAAAATTCGACGTCGAATGCGTACCTTATAAGGTACGTCCCCTAGGTCCTGTCGCCCCTGTTTACGTAGCTCTTGCAGGTAGCGCTCCAAACAAACAACCGCATCCTTACGTGGGCTTAGCGAGGCAACTACCAACTCCAGTCCAACCGGCACCACGTCTCTATATTGCTCTAGTTCCATAAGGACTATATAACCGATCTCAACCCACCGCACACTTTGAAGCTGCACAAAACAAAACGGCGACCATCGCTGGTCGCCGTTCTAACTACTTGGAATTACTTGCGAAACTTACCGCAAGTTATCGATCAGCACGTTCTTCCGGGGCTGGTAGACTGCGAGGGTCATGAACCGGAAATGCGCCTCTGGCTGGGAGAGTTCAGTTACGGCCAGCTTCAGGCGGCTGTAGGGAGCGAGTTCCTTGATGGCCATCGTGTCCTTCTCGATCAGGAAGCCGGTGACGAACCCTGGCTGCTTGTTGCCGAGGTCGACGAACACAGTCTGGGGTGCACCCACTGCGGCGGCCACAGAACCGATGAACTTCATTGCTGAGCCGCCTGCTGCACTGCGGTAGACGTTGAAGTAACGAACGTTCGCAAGGCCGGCGTGGGGGATCGTCAACTGGATCGAGTCGCCAGCCAAGATGACGACCACTGGTACGACTGCCGAGCGAGGAGACTCACCGACCTCATTGCATGCGGTCACAGTGTAGCGATAGGTCTGGCCGACCAAGAACGGAGTTACAGTTCCCGGGATCGCGACACTGGCGCCAACAGTACCTGCAGGAATTGCAGGACCATTCGACCGAGGCTGGGCAGGGCCGGTCTTGCCGCTGAGCCAACGAGTCGGCTCAACCTGGACAACACCGCCAGAAGTCCACTGCTTGCGTAGGGTGGCGCCCGAACCTTCCTGTGGGCTACCGGCGAGCACAACTCGCTGCTTGTCGTACATCAGCTTGTTGTAGTTCGAGTTGACCAACGGGTCAACGTAGAGGAGGTCTGCCTCGCCATGGTTCATCTGGGACCGGGTCCAAGCGTCTTCGATGTTCTCTTGGCTGAGGGTCGAACCACCAGCGATCACGACCGATTCGTCTGAACCGAATTCAGCGAACATGAGATCCTGGGCTGCACGCTCGCTATCGCTCATACGAACCTGAGCGTCAACGCCGAGCATGTTCGGAAGCACGGGGATCGCCGAGGGGCTGCCGTCGAAAACGCCGCCGTTGGAGAAGTTAGCCTTGCCCTTGAAGAGGTCGTGCTCGATGTGGCCTGCTAGCCAAAGAGCGGCGTCTGCAGCTGCTCGTTCGTCTGCCTTCTTGCTATCAGCAGTAGTGACCATCGTGCTCGCGAGACTCACGCGCCGAGTGTGGCTATAGAAGCACATTGGCACAGTGATACGTACGAACTGACTGGTCTCTTCTTGACCGACATGCCCTTCAAGCTGAGCAGCACCACCACCGCCGCCATAGCTGAGTTGCCGATTGAACTGAGCGAGAGTAGACTTGCAGGAGTCAACCTTCATGTCCTTCTGCAGCTTGATGCTCTTCGCCTCAAACGTCACGACCTGCATGACGTTCGTCAGATCTTCCATTTGTAGCGCTGCGCCCTGTACTAGGGTGCTAGGCGCTGCATCGTAACTTCCTGCCTCAATGGCCTTTACTAGGGCCTGGATTGTTTCTAGTGCCGACATTTTCCTTCTCCTTGAAATTCCTTCCCTTATTGGGATTGTGTTTGTTTACTTCTTGAGCAGGTCCTTGATCTGCTCGTAACCGATGTTTCCAACCGTGTAGGAGATGATCCGTTCGCGATCAGACTTCTTGAGTGTTGGGCTCTTGGCAACCTCAGAGAGCCTTTCCTTGATCTCTTCACGAGTGGGCTCTTTGTCTCCCACTTCACTCTTACCAAGGAACGACACTGACGTAACAGCTCGCCGCTGAGGCCGAGAAAGGGCGGCCTCTACCGCCTTTGCAAGGCCTTCAACTTGTGCCGTCAATTCGGCAATCTTTGATTCCGCCGCATTCAATTCACTCTTCGCAACTGTGCCACCCTGAACGCTGTCAGGAACGGCAGCCCGCGAAGTCCCACCGTTAGCGGGGGGATTCTTCATCGATGCAGGGACTTCGGCCTTCATTGCTGGAGGTGGAACCGGACCTGGAGCCTGGGGACCTGGAGCGGGAGCTTCTGGTGCTGCCCCGGCTTCTGGGTCTGCTCCTCCGAGAACTTCGGCTAGAGCCGCCTTGCAAGCGAGGAAGTGAACCTTCAATTCCTCTGGGGGTAGCTGGGAGTACTCCGCCTTCAGAGCTTCTGGGTCGATAGGACCAGCGTCTGCCGCTGGGTCTCCGGCCGGCGCGCTCTCCTCTGGGGAAGGAGAAGCATCGGCGGGGCCCGGGGCGGAAGCAGAAGCGCTAGCCTCTGACGGGTCTGCTCCAGGGCTTCCCTCTGCCGAACCGGAAGCTTCTGGTGCAGGAGGAGCTTCATCGGCTCCTGGCTCTTCTTCGCCAGCTGCCTTGGCGAGACGATCAGTCTCGTCCTTGAGCAGCTCGGCAACTTCACTGTCCAGTTCATCAAGCAATGCTTGAATTTCTTTGTCTTTGATTGGCATGGTGGTCAACCTCGCTGTAGTGTCCTTCAATTACTGCGACTTGACCATCGGGTACTTGATGTCAGGATCGAAAGTGGCCTTGTAGTTTGCAGCGACGAACTCATCTGCTCCGACAGTGTCGCCGTTCGCAGTCTCATAGACCACAACGCGGCAGCCGCGAAGAGCGAGGGCCATGAGGATTGCCGACTTGTTGGCGATTTCCATCGGCTCAACACCACCTGCGGACACACCTTCGAAGACCACTAGGATCTCGTGGGGGGTGTAGACCTGACTAGCAAGACCAAGGACGTCCTTGGCAAGAGGCCAGTCAATCGGCTTGACCTTGACGGTTGCCGAGGGGTCGCCAGCGACGCCGGTCCCGACATGGATCAGGGGGCTGCCGTCTGTGTCGAAGGCAAGAACGGTATCGAGCGAGGTGCGCTTATGAAGTTCGGTGACTAGATACTGAGCCATTTCGATGGCTTTGGTAGTGGTGCCCATTTGCATTTCTCCTTGAGGGTTGAGACAAACTTTTGGGGATCGACTATCGTCCCGGTATTCTCAAGATTGATATTAAACCGAGACAAAGATCGTTCAAACACACACCTAATTTTGTAGGTATGGACGAATACACATGTTCGAAGTGCGGCAGAACCCTCCCCCGCTCAGCCTTCCACGAAGCTCAGGGGAGGGACAGGAAACGGCAGGTCACCAGCCAGTGTCGTGAGTGTCGATCACAACACTACTACGCGCAGCGCTACCATTCCATATGTGCGCAATGCGAACGACCACGCCCACTAGAAGTGAACAAGGTCTGCTCAAAATGCAACGAAGAATCCGGCCTCAGGCAATGCAAGAAATGCGGAGAACTACTACCCCTATACCTGAAATTTTATGGGAGGAGGAAGGTATGCAAAGACTGCGAGAAGCCTCAGACAGAGGCCGACAACCTTGACTCTTGAGGGGCTTCGGCTCGCTGCTTGACCTCTTCCCCGGCGTCCTTCACCTCAGGGGCTGGGGGTGGAGCGATATTGAGCTGGCTCGAGTCCAGAGGTAGGGGGCCTTCAAATCCTGGGACAAAGGAGTGAGCGAAATGAGGGGACTGCCCACGTCGATACAGCCGAACCTTCATTTCATTCTGGGCGTCGGGCAGCTCTCTTGTCTCTGGGCTGAATTTCTGCTTTTTGGCTTGGTACAAGGCCTTGTCGGCAGAATCGTGGTCTGCGCCGAAGCCGAACGACATCGACAGACGGTGCTGCCCAGCAATGGGCTCAATCTGATCTAGCTTGCTTCGTAGTGAACGAGCGAATCTGGCAGCGTCTTCGTATGTAGGGACGTGTGCGGCGAACTCGTCGCCCCCCATCCGAAAAAGCTTAGACTTCTCTGGCCCAACAGTTTCGTCCATAGCCTCCCTGGCAGCCTGCCCGATTGCTTTGATTGCAGAGTCCCCCATGCTATGCCCATAGGTGTCGTTGACGGACTTGAAGTCATTGGCGTCCATTACTAGATGGACTCCGCCACCCGCGTGACGCCTCAGAAAGTCATTGAATGCAAACTTGTTGCCGATCTGCGGAATCAAAGCGTCTTTGAAGACTAGACCAGCAAGGACGCGCTCGTGCTCTGGGTCAAGGTGGCCGGACTCAACCAGCTCCCTGAGTCGAGAAAAGGCCTCACTTGCTTTGTTCTCCTCGTCTGACTTGAACAGACTGCCCACCCAGGACTCCATCTTGGCGATTTCATTCGTTTGATCTGGACGATAGCGAATCGTAGCCAGCCCCTGCTTAACGTTCGCTATGAGCGAATTGATATGCGCGTGACTTGTAGGAGAACCATTGAAGTGAGGTACGCCCTCGCGAAAGTCTACGTGATCTGCAGTCGAATTACCTTGGTGTTGATACATGAAGCTCGAGCTTCGTTGAGGAGTTGAAGTGTTCAACTCGGCCTCTGGAAGATACTCGGACCTCTTGCCGGACTGTAATTCCTTTTGAGAAACGACGTCCAGATACTGACTTTCCTTAAGCTTTCTGATCTGGTCCAGATTCTCTAAGGTGATCGGCCCCTCGGTCAAATGCCCGCCCAAAAGCCCGTGATAGTCCTCCAGGATGTGAACGTGCCCACCAGCGGTCAGAAATCGACCAGCTAGATGACGCTCGAGACCGTTCCGGCCCAACTTGACATGATACACTTGATGTAGATGTTCTAGAGGCATATTACCCTCGCCTTTCTGCATTCCACCATGGGGCCATATACACACTCCCCTTTGTGGCCGTTGAACCGTGTTTCTTGACATGTGCCTGGGCTTCGACCAAACGACGTACGGCTTCATCTACTTGGTGAGCCGGCATCCCTGAACGCCGCAGACTCTCCTCGAGTTTGCGAAAATCCAAACTCTCAAGCCAAGCCCGAGCATTCTCGTGCAGCGGCATTCCCTGCCATACCTGTCCAGACGCATGAGCGTAATGCGCCATGTAGCTGGGGCTGTATTGAGGAGGAGGGGTGTGGAGAGCGAGACCGTCAAGAGAGCCATGGTCCACAAGTCGGAGATGCGGTTCTGCTTGGAAACTAAACTGAATACCGTGGTCTGTCCGATCATTGCCAAGCACCATGTCTTGCAACATGAGCTTGTCTAGCTCCCCACTATCTCCTAGCCCCTTGAGCACCTGAGAGTGAGCACCACGACTCCAACTATCTCGGTCCATATCGAGATGCTCGGCACCAGGAACTCCTTGGATCGCAGCGATTTCAACTTGCTGACTTGGATGCCGGAAGGCGGCAGCGACTGGAATGTAATGCCCCAACCCGAACACGTCTCGAGCCGCGTTGTAAAACGCCGCCTCAGAACGTGCCGTATTCCAACCTCGATCAGGTTTGTCGATACGCAAAAAGACGGGGCCCTGAGTCGAGTTGCCCCAACCGCTGTGAGTGACGTCATTGCCACCTACGTCAAGACCTCGAACCAAGGCCTGCTGCTCGGGTCCCTCACATAGGCCAGGGAGGAAATGCTGGTCCTCGACCACAGCCCGCTTAACGGCCGACGTCGGAGCTGCACGAAGCTGCCAATGAGAGCCCAGCTTATTCTTAGGCAAACGCACTGGACCGTCTTTGTCTTGTGCTACATAGTGATCTGGAGCTTCTCGAAGCACCTGAAACTTTCGTCCACCCCCAACCGCCAGCCCTGGCTGTACTTCATCCAAAGCCTTACGTAGGTCGATCAGAAGAGCTTCTGTTTTGATGACTGGGTCCCCTTCTTGCTTCTGAGAGGCAGCCAATAGCTCCGGAACAATGTGCCCAAAGTACAGCGCCAACGCCGGAGCTTCCCCATACTGCTGTGCCCAATGCCTGTGCAGCATGGCCGTCTTGTAGACGAGCAATGGATCAGCTCGCCCTTCGCTCTTATTTAGGAACCGAGAGATCCCCAGCCAATAAGGCATATGGTCAGTACCCTCGTTGAATCCAGAGGTCTGGTATCCTCGGGAACGTTCATGGGGAACGATTGCACACCAATTTGCCCAGAAGGCAGGAAAAAGGGCCTGCTCAGTATCGTCCTTGAAGTACTTCCCCCAGCGCTTGTGATTGATCATATGCTTGACAGCGTCGTGGTGCTGATGGTAGTAGCGATCAATACCCTCGAGAGCCTTAGTGGTCTCCGCTCCCTCACGCCATAGTCCGACTTTCAGGTAATCGATTGTATCTCCATCCTTACCCTTCTCGAGCCCAAACAGATAGCGCACCATGTGGGTGTCCGGGACAAATACATTGCCGGCACCAATCATGCCAGCAAAGTAACGGCCAGTCTTCTGCTTGAGACCGGGGATTGATACACCAGAAAACTCCGGAACCTCTCGCCCTTTCTTGCGCTGCAATCTGGCGCTGTTCTCGTATCGAACCTTTTCTGATTTAGCCGCCATCAACTCGTTCACGAGGGAGCGGGCGTCGGTCTTGTGCTTGCCGACCAGCTCCATAAGCTTGTCGTGTATAGTATGGTACTGAGCCATGTTCTCCCACTTGTTCGAAGCCAACATAAAGCTCTGGATTGAACCGGCGGGACGGTTGATGATCTTGTTGCCCTGTTCGTCTCGAAGCCAGACGTCACCCTTACTACGATCTGGAGTCTTGCTGTGTGTCTTGTAGGTGTCGTTTTGTACCCTGATCCTCCGACCAAGATTTTCGAAGTGCTGACGGCCGGTTTTGGGCAGTTCAGTGGGGGAGTCCTTGTCCATCCATTTCTGGCGCAAGCTCTCGAATTCTGGGGAACGAGCATCAATCCCAGACTCCTCCATGGTATCCGCTAAATGTGCCGCCATGAGTTCCTGCACGGGAACCGGCGTATTTATACTAAGCATAGAGAATAAGGCCGAGTGCATCACCACCTCAGGAGGCAACTTCCCTGCCTTGAGCAGTTCATGGCATTTGACCCAGTTCTCCATCGCCCGGTCGTGTACTTCTTCGACCTTGGGGTCGCTGATGATCTGCCGGAAAGACTCTGCTGCTCCGGGTGTCTTATCGTAGCTAGGTACGTACACGGGCAGGCTACCGCGAGGAGTGTGCAAGATCCCGCTCTTTTCGTCGAACACGAAGCTGTTGACCTTCTGTTGCGCCTGAACCGGTTGCCCTCGGATTGTCAGCGGCGGCTCGCCCTGGGGTTGGGAATCCTCAAGAGCAACTGACTTGACATCGTGCTGGGTCAATACTGGTTTGGGCCCGCTCATACGAGCTGGCTTCTTGCCTTTGATTCTGTACTCCGCCTTCGCGATCTTGACCTTGTAATCGTCGATTAAGTCCGCAAAACGGTCAATGAAGGAGTCATCGGCCTCTGGGAGAGAACTCTTCAGAAACGCTCGAAATTCGCCTTTATTAAAGGCCTCGTTCTGCCGCTCAAACGTCCGGAAGAGCTTCATTGCCTTTTCTTTGAGTTGCCCTCTGCCCTGATCCTCTCTCTGGAGAGCGGCGCCGCCAGTGAGGTTTGATGGTGCTACATCGTAGCTACCGGCAGTGGTCGTCTTTCGAAGATCGATGATGGCCTTGATTTTCTGAAGCATTTTGACAAGGTCCTGGTTTTCCTCCATCCGAGGGTCGCCTTCGATCTCGGTGCTACCCCCCAGACGAGCCAACCCCGGATGTTCATGTTTGCTTGTCAAGGCCTCGAGAATATCCTCAGAGTCCTTGACTGGGTTTTTGGCGAATCCAGCTGGAGCATTAGGGTCTTCTAGTAGGCCGGAATCTGCAGTGCGGTTGGCTGGCTTAATCGTCAACGCTACTCTACGGATGACCGAACTCTTGAGCCTATTGCCTTCCTTGGATAACGTCGATCCCTCCACGCTGAACCGAACCAGGATCGGTTCGTTGTTGGCTGCGTGGTCTCGAATCTGAGCAGCCAAGGCTCGAGCCCCATCGTGCCCAGCACCGTCATAGAGCCGACCAATCCCATAGATGAAGGGGAGCTTGACCTTTTCCCAGTACATCTTCTGGCGGTCATTCTCACAATCGGATTCCTTAAAGATTTTCTTGGCGTAGATAACCTTGCCAACGATCTCTTGCCCATTAGACGTTGGAGACTCTGAGTCTTTATGCTCATAGTTGAGAACCCCTCGTCCTTCTTCAAGGTCGGAGATGTCAGCCCCTTCAACGTCAAGGACTTCGCCTGAAGTATCAATGGCTTCCGAGCCATAGATTCCGTCTATGATCATGCCTGTGGCCATGCCTGCCCTCTTTCGGTCTGTCTCCAAGATTGTTTCCGTAAACGACCCTCTTGACAAAAGACCCAATGACCTGTATCGTTACGACCATGAGCACAACGAACTGGGGCCGGAGTAGGGTTGAGTTAAAAGTTCACTATCAAGGCCCCAATCGACATGAAGCGTTCTGCGGTGCCGCCAGCATGCAACAGGTAGGCTGCAAAAAGTCGTCACCTGCAAGGCTTGCTTAAGGAAACTGGCCAAGGAGGACCAAATGAAGCGACGCATGACCCCAGAAGAAAAAGCGCGGCAGGCCCGCATCCAAGCGGCCCACGAAGAAGCCGCCAAGGCACTGAGAGACAATCGATGCCCCATCTGCGGTGAGACGGTACGCATCAACAGTTCTCTCTCCGGCTGGGTGCAGTGTTCTCAGTTCGGCGCTCCGCAATTCCGGAAGGACCCTAACCGACCGAGCTGTAACTGGCAGGGTTTCACTCACTGAATGGAGAGAACCGTGAAGACAAAAACCCTCAACATCACTACCTGCAAGCAGTGCCCTCACTTCTCCACCGGAAGAACCGAAGGGGCTGGATTTGCTATTGACTACTTCTGCCACGCAAGCAACGGGCGCCTCATCAGAGGCTACATTGAATATACCTCCGAAGACATTCTCCCCGGCGAATTTCCAGTGTGGTGCCCGCTCAAGGACGGACCAGAAACCTGACCACCCCAGCCGCCCGAGCTACCTCATGCGTAACAAGAAATTTGCAGAAGAACTGGACGCCCTCCAAGCGAAGCAAAACAACGGTAGAGGGATACGATGTGTACAAACTATCGTGTTATACCTTAGGCAAAACGATTACGATAGTGCTAAACAGGTAGCTTCCATTGATGGTGACAAGATAAGGCAATACCCAGAGGTGGAATCTAAAATCAGAGACATCTTTGGATGTCGCCTTCATGGTTTCAAGAATTGTCCACACGATTTGTGCAAGGACGGACCAGAAGCCTAATGGGTACAGTGCCAGCTGTGTCATTCCTGAATCCCGATAGCGACGAGTGGGGCCGAGCCTGGGCCTTACTCGCAAAGGAGGGGGTCAACCTTTCAACCTGGATATACATGGGCTCATACCTCAACGACAGGGGCTGGACGCACGAGTTTCGTGGGCGATGTCCAGAGACCAACACACGCACCTACATCCAGGTAAAGGCTTCCCCAGGTTGGAGACCTGAATGATCGAAGAAATTGCAGTGGCGTTTGCTATCATTGTTTTGTTTGGAGCAACGGCACATTTTTCCAACAGGAGGGAGCGATGAAGGTTCGTGAGATGGCACAGAAGTTGAACAGCATGGGGTGTGCTCAAATCCGCACCAACGGTTCGCATCAGGTCTGGCGGACACCCAAGGGAGGGGCTGTGACAATTGTCTGCAACCACTCCAACGCCGAAGTATCCAAGACCGTCCTCAGCAGCGTCAGGCGTGTACTGAAGGCGGAGGGGCTTGACGTCTGACAACCTTTCGGGGCAAGCACCAGTCCATAAGTAACAGAGTTGCCTATTCGGCTTGAATCCATACGGAACACTCTGAGGTACTTCAAACTGGATCTCGGGTTAACCATCCGAGGTAGCCCCACCCATTCATGTGATATTGACAAAATCTCCGGGATCGAGTAGTATCACACCATCGAAACGCGGCGCTGAAAAGAAAGAGATTGACAGCGACGCCAGGAAGTGATACAGTCGGTTCAACAAAACAGGAGATAACAAATGACCGTCAATATCATCGACGCCATGCAGAACGAGACCTTCGAAGACGCCGTCGCTCGCTTCAAGGAGAGCAATCCCGAACGCTTCCAGGAGGTGAAGGTCTCTCCGGCAGTCGCCATCGCCCCTGCGGTAACCCGGAGACCTCATGAAGGTCGACTACGACAAAAACAGCAAATTCTTCCAGGCGTTTATTTGTCACGTCATCAGCCCGCTGTTCACGGCTGGGGCACCCAAGGTTGACCCCCAGAACCTCGAAATCGTTTGCACCATCAATGGCGTTGAAGTCGATATCGTGAGCTTCATCGCAAGGCTCGAGAAGTCGATGGACGAACAAGTCGAAACCCGCGCCAAGGAGCTGGTCAAAGAACGATTCTATGAGCAGATGGAGTCATTCTACGATGGCGTCCGCGACATCGAACAGAGACTCAGGGGGCTCGTGAAGGAGAAGTTGCCTCTAAGCCGAAACGACGACTATTGACAGCGAACCTGGGGTTTGGTATAACTGCCCGCAGATGACAATCCACCTGAAAGACTTCACCCCCAAAGGACTAGACGTGCTGAGACAGTGTCTACTCAATGGGCGTGAAGAAGCCAGAGCAATGGAGCGAGAATGGTCTACGTCAAAATCCGTTACGCAGATGGAAACTACTCGCTCCGCAAGCTCAGCGACAAAGCCGAAGCAGATGCATGGGAAAAGGCCGGACAACCAGTTTATTGCATCCAAGAAGCCATCTGGCGAGCCTACGAAGCCCATTTAGACCAATGTCAGCTCTGGTACCAATTCATTTGCCATTTGGACAATATCATTCACGACCGTCGAGGGGCGGTTGTTGACGGCACGGCTGTGGCAGTCTGCAGCGGTGAACTGGTCGCCGGCAACCAAACAACGGCTGAAGATGACAAGGTCACTTGCCCGAAGTGTAAGGCGATAATGAACCGCTGAACCTAGGAGACTCCATGTCTTCCCCAAAAGACGCCACCAAGCAAACTGGACTTGACATCCACGGCCTCCTCGTCGGCTTGCAGATTCTCCAGGGCTACACCGGCAGAGACGATGTTGTTGTGCCCTGGGGTGACGCCTGGGATGGAGGGCGCGGAATCTACGTCAAAGATGCGCCACTCAATGAAATGCCCGGCTTCGTGATTGAGCACCTGCAATCGCTTGGATGGCGATGGGACTCGGTTCTCGAGGCCTGGACCTACCGATGACAGTTGACAGGCTCTCTTGGGTTGGTGTCCGCTGCCAACCCACCCCAAGCTAAACCGCAAGAACTATGCGGTGGAGTGAATCTTCTACCCATGAAAACCTACACAATCCTCGCCTACCTCCCTGGAAGCACCCACTCCGTCATCGTCCGAGACGAAGACAACGTGAGCGGCTTCCTCTTTCACGATGGAAGTTTTGACCCGAGGCCGGCTTCCGTGGTCTCTTCTGCTGTTGCCAAATACGGCTTCGTCGCGCTCCGACCAACGGTCACGCTGAAGGAGGACGAGATCTGGCCTTACCTCGCCACCTTGGAGTAAATACTAAGCCCCTTGACAGCTTCCGAATGATAGTGTATCATAGCCTCACAATCGACGAACGGAGGCGGTGATGACCGAGGCCCTGAACAAAGACACGGTAGAGCAAGCTTACGCCCTCATCGACGTCCTCCAGGCTCACCTCGCCTACCTGCCCGAGTACGACCGTAATCGTCTCGCTCGAGACCTGAAGGCTCGGGGGCTCGACATCCGCGATACGCAAATCGCACTTGCCAAGCTAATGTCAGCAGGTCCGGCATGAGCACCAAAATCAAAATCGGCTCCCGAGTACGTTCCCTCTACAAGTCCAGATGGACCGGCGTTGTCGTGTCATTGGACATCCAGGGGGATGGACGGTGCCTTGCCAGCGTGGAAGTGACACACGACCAACGCGGCAACCCTATGCGCAAGCCAATCGTGCGAAAGCTGCATATTGATTGGCTTGAACTGCTGTCTTGACAGCTTCCGAGTGATAGTGTATCATAGCCTCACAATCGACGAACGGAGGCGGTGATGGAAACTCGGATGACGATGACGGCCGGCACGAAGTACCGGGTTGAGACGGAAGAAGGCTCTCTCTCCGAGGTTCGCGTTCTCGAGGCCGATATGGACGTCAATCTGGCCTTCGAGGACGACAAGATGACGGTCTTCGAAGACGCAAACGGGAAGTTCTACTACGTGGACGCGACGGAGGTCCGCTGATGACCGCTGAAGAAGAGAAGGCACTCGTCGAAGAGTTTAGCGCACTGGACGATAAACTCGAAGACCTCCGGAGACGCATCAGACCTCACTTCTTCAACCGAGCGCAGGCGGCTGCCCAGGCGGGCAACTTCGACGAAGCGCAAGCGATTTCTCGTCAATGCCCAGACGAAGTAACCAAGTGTTTTATCTGGGACATGATTCGGCAAGAGAAAAAACGATGCGAATCCAAGTCTTGACTCTCCTGGTGCTCTGCTCCTGCGCTCCCCCTGACGCAGTCAGCTCCCATGGCGTTCAGATTTGGGGCGCGGGCATCAACGCAGAGGAAGCATCGGTGATGGAATCGACCCTCATTGATGTCCTGGTGCACCCATGGGTCGGCACCGACTCAGACCTCGAGCTGTCGAAGTACCTTGACTCATACAAAGACGCTGGGCAGCTCAAGAGGTGTCTGAGCGAGGCTGAGGTCTACCTCCAAGATGGCCTGATTGACGGTCACTACCCAGACGGTCAACCATACCGAGCCATCGGCACATCGGCTCGCGGAATCATCACCTTGACCAAAGCCAAGTGTGCCTACAGAACAGCCTACATCCATGAGCTGGCCCATTGGCTGCAAGAATGCGTCAACAATAGGCAGCCCTGGGACTACTACCACGTCGAGAAAGCTCTGTGGCGAGCCGTCCAAATTGCAGAGTTGCAAACTATCTCGCTATGTAAACTTGAAGGAGTCCAATGAGAATCCCTGTCTAGCCCTTGACAAAGCAAACGAGATACTGTATCATTCTTCCATCCTCGAACGTAATAAATGACGGAGGTCCGGTAATGGCGACGAAAGCTGAAGTCTACTGGGATGGGAAGAAGGGGCTCTGGCGGGCGTACATCGGCGGCAAGCTTGAGGCGGAGTTCGAACACCACGACTCCCTCGTCGAGTGGGCAAAGCGCTTCGGCTACACCCTCTGAACGGGGACGTGGGTCATTCCAGCCTTTTTAGCCGCCAAAAGTTGCTCTTCGCCATCAATGACCCAGTGGGAGCCATCCTGCTGGGTTTCGACTTTGATAGGGGGTATCTGCTCAGCCCCGCGACCGGTGGATAGCGCTGCAGCAAACTTGCTGGTCTTCCAGCCTTCCGCTGTCCCATCCGAAACCATCGACGTTACCGATTCAAGGGGCACATGCTCGTGGCTACCATGCTTCTCGTGTGGGGCCCATGTCTTGATTTTTGGTCCGTCGTCTGGGAGCATACCCGCCTGACGATAAAGGTCTCGGTATAGGTTCTGGCTGCCGTACACCATCGAGGCGGACTTCGGGTCAGGTTCTGGAAGGCCGCGCTCGGCATTCCATTTCATGCCGATCTGCTGCAGATAGTTCCGGCGCCAATTGTCAGGGATGACCGATTTGTTATGTTCGTGTTTGACTGGTAGATACGGGCGACCTGGGAGTAGGTAATTGTAGTGCTTGACGTGCCCGCTGTCTTGCTCTACTCCAGGCTCGCCATTGGGCCCTGGTTGTCCCCAGCCAAAAGCTGCGATGTCCTGAGCGAAGCGACTGTAGTTGTAAGCCTTTTCGAGAGGCACGCCGTAGGTCTCGTCGTTCTTACCTAACTCCGCAGCTGGAGCTAATGGCGCTTGTTCCGGATCGTGCAGCACATCAACCAAGATGTTTTTGGGAGCCTTTTGGGCTGCTCCCCACCCTCTAGTGTCGCGTTGGTGTCTGACTAGCTTGATGTTGTACTTCTTCGCAAGCTCCAGGGCGGCCTGCTCTACGAGAGCGGCATGATGGCTATCGGGAAAGTATTCATCGTCAAAGTTGTCGTAACGGCCATACACGTCAGGAGTAAGGTGGATTTCGGCCACATCCTTAGAAAAGTCAACACCACCGTGAATCTGCGCTTCAAGGTAAGCGTAGAGCGGGTGTGTTAGCTCCTTGGTCCCTTCATAGTGGTTGCTTAAGTGCTCGGCTGAGGTCGGGTCTGCGGACAACCACAGATCAGCGAGCTTATCACGATGTTTGTGCAAAAACACTTGTTGATTATTACAGGAAAAGCTATCGTCCGGCGTAAACGTGGCCCGCTCACTGACATGAGGCTTCATAACGGCATAGAGAGTGCCGTACGAGCGCGCAGCTCCCCAGTGCTCGGCTCCTGAACCTTGCTGATAGAAGATCGCGCCATATACCGGACGGTGCTCCCACGGGGCTTCCCTCGGGATGTTTAGCACCTCACGCTCATACTTCTTTCGAATATCCTGATCCTCAGTGCCTTCCCCGTATCCTGTCGCTCCTAGATTCTTGAAACGCCCATCTTCTAGTAGTTTTGGAAGGGCGCGCTCCGGAAACTGCATTGAAATTGGAGCGTTGATCAGTTGTTGTTTGACCTGAGCGTGGTAGTAGTTCTTGGTTGTCGGCTGATTGAAAGTACCATTCCTTTCAGCCATCGGACGAATGTGCTTGTCCAGGACTTCTTTCTCGCCCTCAGGCATGTACTTGGCCAAGACTTCGAACTCAGAGCCGTTTCCTCGACAGGCATGGCAAGAACACAGGTTCTCGTATTTGATGACCCCGTGGGCTGAACGCTGCTCTTTGATCGCGTCGTATTTGGTACCCCGGAAAGTTGTGAAGCCATCTTTTGAGAAACCGAAGCCGGGCATGAGAGGCACAAGACTGCAGCGGCAGTTAGGGTGAAGCCCGCCAAGCTTAGGGTTACTCTGCCCTTTCTTGTGATAGCCGTGACCTAACTCGCTGAGGTACCATAGACGTGGAGTCTTCTCGTCCTCGAGTAGATGCAGGCGCTTGCATTCTGGGCAGAGATAGTTGTCGCGGACGACCACGAAGTAGATAACCGGATCCTCGATGTCGTGAGCTGCATTGACCTTGATGATCCCGTCTAGGACGCCGGTATTCCGGACGTTCTGCGCCTCCGTATCGATCAGACGACGCATGTCCCCGGTAACCTTCTTCCATACATCCCCCAGCTTCCATGAGGAAGGAGTCTACTCTCTTGATCACCTGAGCCTTCGTGGCAGCCTTGTAGCTGTCCACAAAATTGGCTACATTCCTCATCAAAGACTCTAGAATTTTCTCATCCGGTTCAGACCGCCCTTCTTTGGAGGCAGCAATGAAGATGCCAGGAAGGGACAGTGGCTCGTCAAAAAGAGTAGAGCCCACGAACTTATCTACCGCCCAGCGTCCAAGCATGCGGATTTTGGCACGCTCGAAGAGGTCTTCGACTGCGCGCTCGATCTTTTTGACGGCGTAAGGAGTGAGTCTGAGCTTAGTGGTGGTGGCCATGCCTCCAAGATTGCCATTTGACAGAACGACTGCAGTTTGCTACAGTATCGTCACTGGCTGGCCACCTCAAAGCGGAGCGAACGATGGTTACCAAATATGTCGTGAACATTTACCGGAGCCGAGGAGCCGGCGGCATCCACGCACGCAAACCTCTCGAGCAGCGGGTGGTTGAGGCTGAGTCACCTGGGGCAGCGAGCAATAGCGTGTACGCCAGTCTACAGAAGCTGGCACGTCCCGGACGGCGCTTCGCTACTGAAACGGTGGGCGAGGTCCGTGAGGATGGGACTGTCTACTACTACTCCTGACTTTACTTCTTGGCGTAGACCCCAGCCACCTTGAGGATGCTCTTGGTGGCTTCCTCTATGTCCTTTTCCCAACCCTTGACGAACTTATCAACGGTTGCCTTGTGTTGGGCAAGGAGCTTCTTCTTACCAGGAGGTAGCTGTTTCTCTGACTTCGTCAACAAAGAAATCGCTTGGTCAAGAGAGCGTGTCAGTTCCCCACCTTCTTGCTGCTGTTCTTGTTGCTCCTGCGGAGGTGGCGCACCACCGCCATTATCACCACCACTAGAACCACCCGGACCACCCTCGTCCCCTCCCTGGGGTTGAGGTTGCTGTTGTTGCTGCGCTGCCATCTGCTGTTGCATTCGCATCTGCTGCGCCTGGAACCAGAACGGATCCCTGTAGTACTGTAGTTGGGGGTCTTGCGAAGCTCCTTGAACCCCGAAAAATTGCTCAACTATAACTCCTACAGGCATGTACTTGTCGATAATTGCTTGCCACTGGGGGTTGAGGAGGAAGTTCCCACCAAAACGCTTACCAATGGGGTCTTTTTCGACAGCTTCCAGAATCTCGTCCATTGTCATGTGGACGGCCATGTCCTGCTGAATTCTTACGCTCTCTTTTTCGGCGGTTTCTGCATCCAAACCTACGAGCCGTAACGTACATAGCTTGGCCAAGTTCGGGTCCAGCAATGGCAGGATGCGGGCGTTAAGAAAGTCCTCGAAGTTCTTGATCAAGGGGCGAATACCAACGTCTCTGTGAGCCTCGAGCTTGTACTCCTGGTTGGACTCGCTGAGTGCCTGATTGTTAGTACCGCGAGACAAGTGGGCATATCCAGGTAGTTCTTCCGGCGACATCTGAAACGCAGACAAGATGACTCGAGCGTTGGAGTCAGACAGGAATTGGAACTCCATGTCTCGGCCGCCGTTGTCAATGGGCTGCCAAACGATTTCATCTTCAGCCCCCACTCCAAAGACCGGCATCCGCCATGCATTGGCCACAGAGTTGATGGAAGCGTTGAATTGCTGGCGGATACGAGCGATCACATCATCGGACATATCGTCCGATTTGATCAATAGCATCCCTCTTGAGGCCCGGCCGCTTTGAAAGTAGAGCTTGTTGTGAGTGACGATATTGATATGAGTCGTCACCGCAGAAATCATCGTATCGATAGGGGTCAGCGGGTACCCATCCAATTCGATGTCGGTCACCGGGTAGAAGTTGTGTACCAAGCATTCTTGGCTGGTGAACACTTGTTCGACAGTACCATCTACGACCTGGACCCAAGCGTACTCATCAGCCATGAAGCGTTCAGGCTCGAGCTTCTTGGCTTTAACCTGCTCCAAAAGGTGCAGTGCCTCTTCACGGACGGCCTGGGCTGCCTGCTTTTGTGCGACCGCCCGGTAGATGGTACCAGCATCGATGGGTCTAAAGCTATGTACCCTTCTCTCACCCGAAGCGGCATCGACCACATAGATGACCTCTGTTGCAATCCGACCAACAACCACAGCATTTCTGGCGGACATAGATAGATACTGAGAGAAAGTTATGCGGTCCTCGTCATCCCAACCTCGTGTGTCACCACAGGTCTTGATCCGCTCGACAACGGCGTCGATACGGTTCTGTAGCTCCATCTTCTGCTTTTCATCGCAATCATCTAACACGCCCGGCTTTGGTTCTACAACGAAACCTAAGTCGTGACGATTCTCACGCGGGCGGCCAAAGGCTGATAGCTGGCTGGCCCGAGCGTTGACGATTGCGGCTACTAGGTCATCTTGGATCGCGATACGCTTGAGCAGGACATCGGGCAAAAGCTTGACCTTGGCCCGATACAGTGACTGGTAGGTGTTGTTTTGTCTTGGGTCAGTCTCAAAGGCCAGTCGTTCAATACTGTCATTTTTGCCGCCATTGAGTAAATTAAGGACGGACTTCACTAATGTCGGTGAAGTCTCCATATCTTCCTTGACGACTTCGACCCCATAGCTCTTCCTTTTGCGCTCGCTCTTCTTGACCGAAGAGCCAACCACACTCTCAATCACGTTCTGAGCAAACGGAGAAATTTCCAGCTCAATGGAACTACGAGTCTTGGCCTTACCCATGATACCACCTTACTCGACGCTGATAACCAAAACTTGCGCTACGGCAGCAGAACGATTCCGAACACTTAGAGTCCAAGTAGGCCCGGTCCTTGTGTACTCCCCGACCTGCCTTGGGTCGCCAGCTACCCACGGCACTACACGCTGACTGTCCCCTGAGTCTCCATTAACCCTGATCGCCACTTCTTGGTCTGCTTCTACACGAACGAAACGCTTCGCCCCACGATAGAACAGCATCCCCGTAGCTCCAGGAATCCCACTCTCTTGTGCAAGGGGGGAGGTGGAGACCACCTCGAACCAGCGAGAGGTCACAGACACGATGTCGAAGGTTTTGAGTGCGGAAGAAAAGCCGGCGTTCACATCAACCTTGTCTCCTACCTGGATCCCTGCAGCTCCAAAGGCCAAAACGCCATTATCGGTGGGAGTAACGGTCTCGCTCACCCCCTGGAAGACCTCCGACGACGGCCTCACCAGTGTGACGGTGGCCCCAGCTACGGACAGTACAGTCCAGAAGCCCTCGTTGAGGCTGTCGAACCCGACACTGACATCTCCAGTGCTCGTCCCGGGGACAAACACCATATCTCCAGCCACCAAACCAGCAAACGGAGTCCCTGCCTGAGATACCACCGTCAACGTCCCATTCGCATTGGCGGTCAACTCCAGCTCAACTCCACTTAGAGAGAGGGGCTTGTCGGTGCGGAGAGCAGGGGAGGTTCCTGCGCTATGGGTGAAGCGATAGCGGCTCGAGTCCAGCGGATTGGACGTGATCGAGAACTGGGTAGTACCATCCACTCCAGTGCTTTTGCTGGCATCAAATACCACCGCCGTTTCACCGGGTTCGATGGCTACAGCTCGAGATTCGGGGTTGTTGATCACCAAACCCGTCATAGAACGCTTCCAGTCGAAATGCTTGAGGACTGGAGATGCGTTAGACGTGTCAGAATGTGCCAGTGTGGCAGAACTCAGATTGAGGGTAGCGCTCATGAGGCAAAGATTGTCTCTGGTGTGTTACCCAAAATCCCAGAAGAAGTTCCCCTTCCGCCCCTTCTTTGATGGGCTATCCTCGAGCTTTTCCCCGTTACTGCCTACGACATGCTCCATGATCTGTTTAGCCCAGGCGGCCTGTTGAGCCTTTTGTGCTTCCTGAATGGAGCGTACTTTCTGGTAGTCCGGGACCTTCATGTCCACATCATCTGGAGCTACCACCCCACCTTTGTTCGCAAAAATGTTCATGATTGCATAACGGATGGCATCACAACCGTCATCAAGGATTTTTTCACCGTCTTCAGCCGTGGCGATGATCTCGTCAGGGACGTCGGTTGGTTTCCCATCCGGCCCTAAGGCCCAGTGATACAAGGCCATTTGGTCGAACAGCTGCTGCACACCAGGGGCGTCATTTATGAAATAGAGTTGAGGGACCGAGGCAATACCCGGCATCAGCTTGTAGCGGACCCTCTCTATCCCTGCCAAGACAGACCCCGGCCCCTTAGTCCAGTCCTTGCACCTATGTCCATGTTTCTTCAGAAACTTGATCATATCCGGAGCTTCAGGATCGGCATAAATCGTAGGATCGAACGGCTCGATAGTGCGGTCTAGTAGATCCACCTTTTCCGCCGGGTCCAGCTCCGGCTGAGACCAATGTCCAACGACGTAAACCATTGATCTGTCTACATAAAGTAACACAACACTGAAATTGTGCGTAAAGCCAAAGTCGATACCAGCATACCAACGCCCATCCCTTTCAAGCATGAGCGCAATCAGATTCGAATAGCCGAACGATACCGGTTCGTCACCTCCAAGCATCAACTTTGCCGCCCTAGATGGCGGGATAAGGTGCTTCTCGGGGTCCAAGTGGGTATAAATCAACCCCTCTCGAGAGGCCTTCCAGCAAAGTAGCTGAGCTTTGGCCATATCCAGAGTTAACTCTCTGAACTTATTGGTGGTGAACTTCAGAGACTTCAAGAGCGGAGGAGGGCGGGCTATGAATCGCCCTCGACTATCTACAGGGTGCTCTTTTTGTCGAGTCGCCAGGGCACCGCCGCACATGGCAAATAGCTTGCAGTTCTTCAAGCAGCCGGCGTACCCCGTTCTCTTCTCGTACTTGCTCCGCTTCTCCTGGGGTAGAGTCTGGTATTCTTGATCGGAGATCGAAGTTAGCTCATCCTTATTGATCCAGATATCGATAGGCTCATTTGGTAAGTGTCGTGTAGTAGGGCAACGCTGAGTCACGTCAATGATATTCCAGTGACGAACCACGAGCCCGGTCTTTGCTGCGGCATCCAACTCGCGTTGCACATTGCCGAAAGCAAACTTGCGAGTGGAGGTCAGTAGGGTGATAGGCTCCTTGTCGCCGTATTGAGCTGGAATGGACTTTGCTTCCTCATACGCTTGCTGATTCTGCTTGGGAACGACATCGACTTCATCGACGCACTGATGGTTCAAGACTCCATTGCCAAAGAAGTTGTGACTGGCCGGCAACGTAAAATCATAGACCCAACGCTCTCCGGCTGGCTCAATAGACGTAACCGTTGCCAACTTGTAGGACCCAAGCTGAAGCTTCTGACACAACGCTGAACCACAGTTCTTTGCCGAACTACCGGCTTCATAAAACCAGTAGTTGACTCCACAATATTGACATACCCCCATATTGGTACTAAGATCAAACTTATAGGCCATGGACGGGTGAACGTGGGGGCCCGCTAGCTCTACCAGCCTCCTTTTTGCGTCGATTCCACCATGTAAGTAGTAGTACACCTTACCGTCACGTTCGTATTGACCAACCTCCAGCTGGAACCCAAAACGCTCCTTCAATGCTTGCGCTAACAATTCATTGGTACTATGGTCGAAACCTTCGGTTGATAGCCTGAACCCATTTCCAGCACAGCCATCGTCCATGTACCAGACAGCGAGGCCGAGCCCAGTCAATTTCGAGATGAACGAAGCGGGGGACTCACGCACGTTCAGATACGGAAGAAGCAACGGACTACACCCGCTCCGGAACCCCACCATCCTATCACCCGTATAACCGCTCACGGGATCGATATCTACGGTGCGCAGTTTTCGCGACAAAACCTCTCGCTTCCAACTCAAGTACTGGTCTTGCTCAA